GCTCTTGACGAGCATGTTGTAGGGGACCGACGGCGGGTTAAGGAACAGGACCTCCATGACCAATCCTACGCCCAGAGGGTCTCCATCATGTCCGCTACCCTCTTCGCCCCCAGGCCGTCGACCATCGTCCGGCCCATCGACGCCATCCCCGCCAACGAGTTGGACTCTATCAGGGCATCGACGATCCCTTCGACGTCGGCGTCCTGTTCCGCGTAGACCGCCGCTCCGCAGTTCACCAGGCCGACCTCGTTGAGGATGGTCCCGTCCCCTTCGTCGGCCGGAGTCAGAACGATCGCCCTCCCGAGACACGCCGCCTCCAGAGAGACCATGCTCGCGCGCGCGACCACCACCTCGGCCCGGAGGATGGTCTGCGCCACCTGGGCCGCGGTCATGTCGCTGAGAAGGCGGAGGTCTTCCACGCGAGTGAGCGGGTGGTAGTCGCCGCGGTCGATCTCACGGAACTCTCTGCGGAGGATCGCGTACTGAGGACCGAACAGCATCCGTCGTGCGGCCGGAACATGAGGTGGACGAGGAGGATAGATCGCTCCGACGGTGCCGTTCACGAGGAGGTCGGCGTAGGGGTGGAGGTGGTTCGGCCTGTCCTCGATCACCATCAGCCGGACCCCGATCCCGGTGTAGAGGTCTCTCGGGAAGTCGTACCCGTCGATGATCGCCACGTCGTACGAGTGGGCGGTACCTTGGAAGGACGTGGACAGGCTGGCCGACCATCCACGCTCCACGAGTTCGCACGCGAGCGCGCGGCAGCGGTTCAGGTGGCCGAGCCCGGCCTGGGACACGACGAACAGCGCGCGTGGCTTCACTCGACCACCTCCGTGAACCCTCCGGTCGTCACGAGGGCCTTGTTGCGGAAGAACTCGACGACGTTGATCGGGAACTCTACCTCGACGTCGGTGGAGAGGGTCATGCCGTCCACCCGGACCGAGCCGTTCCTGATCCAGCGGACGAGTTCGGAGTTCGACGGCCGGCGTCCTTCGGGGGGTTTGTTCTCTCGGCTCCACGGGACGGCCCTCTCGTCGCGCATCCACTTCAGGAAGTCCAGGGCGGTCACAGCTTGATCTTCCTCCCCTCGGACAGCACCGCCTGCGGAGGCTCTCTCTCTTCCCGCTCGGCGGCCGGACGGCTCTCCCGCATCTCGCCGGAGATCATGTTCTTTACGCTTACGGCCTCGCGCTGAGCGTCGAGGGTGCGGCGGAGGTTCCGGATCTGCTGCATCATCTCGTCGCGGAGGGACATCTGCTCCTGGATCTCCCCGGTGAGCCGGTCCCTCGTCAGGCGGACGCGACGCCAATCCTCGACGTCGACCCCCGACGGGTCCGGGCTCCCGTCGGTCCCCTCCTCGCGGATGAAACAGTTCACCGGCCGGCCGTAGAAGTTCTCCACGACGATCTGGAACCCCATCGCTCTTACCTCTCGACTCGCGCGGTCGCCGAGGAACGAGGCCATCTGTCCCGCGGTCTGGTCCGGCCATTGGAACTCGTCGTTCAACTCGATGACGAACCGCCTCTTCACTGGACCTTCTGCGTGACCGCCTTCAGCGACGTCTCTCTGATGATCTTCTCGACCTCGATCCGATCTTCGGAGACCGGCTCGAAGAACCCGACGACCTCTTGGAGGTGCTGCTCCGCGCGGGCGACGTTGATCTTCAGGAGTTCAGGGTTCTTGGAGAACAGAGCCATGACGTCGGCGATGGTGACGTAGTCCTTCTCCGGGAACGCGGAGTAGATCGCGCGGACCAGTTCAAGGTCTTCGGGGTAGTCGACCGTGAGCCGCGACCCGATCAGGAACGCCGCGGTCTGAACGTCGGTGGTCTCGATCGGGTACCGCAGGTTCCCCAGGCGGAACGGCCGGTCCTGGTGGCGTCTGATCCACTCCGTGACGTGCTCCCTGTCCGAGACGTCCTTCGCTTTCTTGTGGGCCGCGCGCAGGGCGGTCGCGGAGAAGACCTCGACGTCGAGCCCGTGGGGGAACGTGCGGTCGAGGTTGTTCGAGACGTAGTCGAAGCCTCCCCCGAGGTACACAGCGATGGTAGAGTCGACGACGGACCAGTCGATCAGCGGACAATCCATCGTGACCCTCACCACCGGGTCCGCCTTGTACCTCTTCGCGGCGGCGTTGTACCGGCTGAGCACGTTGGCCGGCGATCCTCGGAAGCACCGCCATCTTTTCGCCTTCACGAACTCCGCGAGGTCGTCGTCGGCCTCTCCCGTCGGGATGGCGACGACGATCTCTCTCAAAATCTTGGATCGTTGGAGCCGGTCCATCTGCCGCTCGATCAGGGTCTTTCCGCAGACGTCCGCGAGCACCTTCCGGGGGAGGCGTGTAGAGCCGAGCCTCGCCTGAACGATCGCGACGGGGTTAGGAGGCTTTCCCAATGGTCGCCCCGACCTTCTTGATCATCTCGCGGCGGTGGGCCCGCCACGTTTTCCTGTCCCACGCGCGGACCTTCCGGTCTCGGTCCACCTTGCGGACCTTGCGGTAGAGGTCCTTCCTCTTCTTCAAATCTTCCTCCCGATACCGAAGACCCTCTTCTGGGTGAACACGTCGTACGCGCAACGCTCGCACGTCCCGACGACGAGGCGAGAGCACTCGGGGCGGCAGCACAACTGTTTCCGGCCGCAATCGCAGACGTGCTCGTGGAGGCATCCGCACGCGTGGGCCGAGGACGTGACGAGCTTCACGTCCTTGCGGAAGTTCAAGCGATCGCCTTGATCGCCTTGTCGAAGCGAGCGTCGAGCACCACCTCGCACGCTTTGCACTTCGAGCCGTGAGAGCGGATGAACCGCTTCGCCTCTTCGATCGCGATCTGTCTCTTCTCGTGCGTCCGGTTCTTCTCGCGGAACTTCTTCAGCCGGTTCACGATCCGCAGAGCCTTGCGGAGTTGGTTGGGGAGGTGGGAATGGCCCCAGTAGTGCTCGGCCTTGCCTCGCGGCCGGCGGGTCTTCTTGCACTCTTTGTTTTTGCCGGGTTCCTGCGCTGGCTTCGCCATCTACGAGAGCGCCTCCTCCAGCGCCCGGACCACGGCGGCGACGTCGTCGCTGGTCATGTTCGCGTGGAGCGGCAGCGAGAGTTCTTCCCTGGCCCACGCCTCTGCTTCAGGGAACTTGCCGGGAGTATAGCCGAACCGCGCGCGGTAGTACGGCTGAAGGTGGATCGGAGGGGAGTAGTGGACCTGGACCCCGAACCCTCTGTCGTTCATCTGTCCCTTCACGAGGTCGCGATCGTTGATCGAGTAGCTCGGATGAGTCCCGATCCGGACCGGGTACAGGTGGTACGCGCTGCCGATCTGGTCGACGGACGGAAGCTCCGGGATCATGAGGCGGTACAGTTCAGCCACGCGAGCCCGCTTCCACTTCCGGTCTTCGATCCGGGAGAACTGGCTGGCCCCGAGAGCGGCGCTCATCTCGTCCATGCGGTAGTTCCATCCGAGCTTCTGCATCAGGCCCCGCTCGTCACGTCCGTGAGACCGCAGCGCCCGGATCTCCTGCGCGAACCCTTCGTCGTTCGTCGTGACCGCCCCGCCTTCCCCGGTGGTCAGAGGCTTCACGGGGTGGAACGAGAACACGCACGCGAGGGAATGGGAGCACGACCCGACCTTCGAACAGCCGTCGTGGTCCATCGCCCCGAGGGCGTGACACGCGTCTTCGATCACGACCGGGTCTGTACACCCCTCGAACGTGTCGAGCCGCTCAGGGACGACGGCAGCGCGGCCGGCGAAGTGGACCGGCACCACCACCGTCTTGTCGGGGAACATCGAGCCGGGATGGACGTCCATCAGGGCGGTGGCCCTGTCCACGTCGATGAACGCGACGGCAGCGCCCGCCATGATCGCGGCGTTCGCCGTCGCCACGAAGGAGAGCGGGCTGGTCGCCACGCACCGCGCTCCGGCAGCCACGTAGGACAGGTGGAGGGCCGCGGTTCCGGAAGAGACCGCGACCGCGTACTTCGAACCGACGTACTCTGAAAGCTTCGACTCGAACACCTCGACGGCCGTCCCTTGAGTGAGATACCCGGAACGGAGCGCCTCCAGGACCGCGGCCTCGTCCTCCGCCGTGATGGTCTGTTCGGAGTACCTCATACCGTCTTCAGCCTCTCGCGAAGCGCCGCGATGTTCAGCCACGTCCGCGGCTTGTCGCTCCGAAGCTCGAACCCTTCCGGCAGCTTCCAGCCCCCGAGGACCGCGCTGCGGACGAACATCCCGTCCACGCTCTTGAACTCCCTGGCCTCGTCCGAAGAGATCATGCTCTCGTGGAGCTTCTCCCCAGGCACCATCTCCATCGGCTCGAAGTCCGGGTCCTCCGGGTACGCGATGGCGATCGCGAGGTCTTCCAGCCGGAACGACGGCAGGTCCGGCACCACCAGTTCCCCGCCGCTCGCGTTGCGCATCGTCCAGAAGGCCAGGTCGACCGCTCCTCCGAGGGTGAACCAGAACCGGGTGGCGTCGCGGTTCGTGATGGGGAGAGGACGGCCGGCCTGTACCAACTCTCTCCACCTGGGGATGACGGACCCTCTGGAGTTCGCCACGTTGCCGTACCTGACCACCGCGAACGTGGTCCGGTTGTTCACGTAGGACGCGGACGAGGTGAAGACGTGCTCCATGCAGGCCTTCGACGCTCCGTACGTGGTGGACGGGGCGCACGCTTTGTCGGTGGACAGGGCGACCACCTTCAGCACCCCTCGCTCCATCGCCGCGGCCATCACGTTCATGGACCCGAGGACGTTGGTGCTCATCGCCTCGGTGGGGTTGTACGCGCACGATTCGATCCGCTTGAGGGCGGCCGCGTGGAAGACGTACTGCACGTCGAGCATCGCGATGCGGAGCCTCTCGCGGTCGCGGACGTCCCCGAGGAAGAACCGCAGCCGGGGATCGTCTCCGAAGACGCGGCGCATCTCGGCCTGCTTCACCTCGTCGCGGCTGAAGACGCACACGCGGCGCGGGCCGTCGGCCATCGTCAGCAGGCGGTTCGTCGCGGCCTGTCCCCACGAGCCGGTGCCGCCCGTGATGAGGACCGTCGACCCTGAGAGGTTCATGTGATGGATGGAGCGCCCGGAACGACTTGAACGTTCGACCTCCCGCTTACATCGCGGTCGCTCTTTCGCTGAGCTACGGGCGCGTTGGTAGGCGAGGACGGGGTCGCACCGCCGCTCGGAAGCTGGTCACGAGAACCACCCGCCTTCACGAACGTCACTTCAAGACTCCGAATTTTCGCATGAACGGCCTGACGCGTTCCCTGTCCATGGGCTCTACGCCCAACGCCGTGGGCGCGCCAGAGTACGGCGGGTCCGGCTCCCGGACCAGGACATGATGGATGTTCGCACGCTTCAACTCTTCGGAAAGTTCTAAGAGTTCCGCGCTGCTATCCGCCACCAGGAGAACGACGTGAGTGCCCTCCGGGACCGGCACCGTGCGGACCGACTCCGCCGCAGCGTGGGCCGCTTGGCAGGCCGCGACCCCGACCCTGTTCCCGCACGATTTGTGGAGGACGAGGTATTGGTAGGTCGGCATCAGATTCTCTCGCGGACGATCGCGAACGCCTCCGCGTACATAGCTCCGACGATCGACCCGTTGGAGATCATCCGGGGGAGTATGACGTCCCACGACCGAGGGTGAGGTCGCTGCCGGATCTCCCCCGTGTACTGAGCGATGGCGCGGGCTTTTGACTGGACGTGAGGAGGGGATAGTTCGACGAACGAGGTAGGACGCATCGGCTCTCCCCACTCGGATGAAGACACTACTTCAAAGGTCGCCAAGCGGCGGACCGTCGACCCAGGAAGCGGACGGCAGGCTGTCTGAACCGCGTCGTTCACGATCCGGTGGTCGACGTTGCGGTCCCCGTGGTGGTGAGTGTAGACCAACTCCGGAGAGCACTCGCGGACGTACCTCTCGACCGACTTGACGAGGTCGAGGAGCGGTACGGTGTCGAGACGGTTGTCGGGGAAGTCTTCGAGGATCAGACGTGAAACCCCGAGGACGGTCGCGGACGCCTGCGCCTGGTTACGGAGAGTCTCGATCGACTCAGCGGCGACACCTTCGCGAGAGGTTACGCCTGTACCGACGACGAGAATCACTACCTCGTCTCCCTGCGACACATGGCGGGCCAACGTCCCGCCGCATCCCAGTTCGACGTCGTCCGGGTGAGCGCCGACCGCGAGCACCTTCATCAGACAGGCCTTGGCTTTTTACCCTTGATGACCGCCGACGGGCAGATGTGCTGGTTCACCAGGAGTAGGTACGAGCCGTCTACCCTCGGGCCTTCGAGCGGGGTCGCGACCGCGGTAGTAGACCCGCAAGCACAGGTGATGGTGATGTCTTCGAACTCGCTGATGTTCCCGACAGCGGCGAGTTCTTGCGGGGTCGGGAGCCAGATGGTCCGCACGTTGCTGTAGTTGCACTGGAGTGGCATTCGATTACTCCTTGTCGTTTCGTTCTTCGAGAGCGGCAGCGATCCGGTTCAACGCTCCGGTCGCGTCTCCCAACTCACAGATCAGAAAGAAGGCGATCGCTACGACGACGAGCCACCCTCCGAAGCTCAAGAGATCCTCCCGACGATCCCCCCGGACGCCATGATCTCGCGGGCCTTCTCGCGGGGGACGTTCAGCAGAAGGTCGAGAGAGGACAGCTTCGAGATGAACTCCAGCCGGCCGTTCTGAGGGTAGACGGCCCCGGTGTAGGTCTGGATCATCGCCTCGACGCCAGCGTCGGCGAACGCCTTCGCGTCCACGTAGTCCGCGCCGACCGCTCCGAACAGGAACTTCCACGCGCCGACCTTCTTGCAGACGTCGACGAGCAACTGGTTCTTCGCGGTCGTCACGCCGAGCTTCGACTGCGTCTGTACTTTCGTGGTGACGGCGAACGTGCGGAGGAGGTAGTTCAGGATCGCGTCGTTGAGGCCGACGAGCGTGGGCCAGTTCTGAGCGTACAGCCACCGCAGGTACGGCTCGTGGGTCTTCCACTCCGGGCAACCCGAGTAGGACAGTTCGATGGACCGCATGTGCTTCCGCCGCCAGTCGTGCTCGTTGGCGATCTCGACCTGCCGGACCGGAGTACCGTCGTGTCCTTCGAGGCTCTTGGAGTGGCGGACGGGGACGGTGAGCCACTGCGGCCCGTTCGGCCCCAGGATCTTGTTGCGGTTCTCGTAAGAGCCGGAGTCGTGCGGCAGGTCGTCGAGGAGGACGAACACGTCCGCGCTGGCGATCTTGTGGACGTACCCGAGCCACGGCCAGTACGCGGTTTGGTGAGCGGTGGCGATCACCGCTACATGCCTTCGAGCTTGCCGCCGCGACCGTAGTGCTCGGTCCACGAGGCGGCGCTGCCGGCGAACTCTACCTGCGCGCTCATCCGGTTCAGAGCGTCCACGCCCTGCTTGATGGAGTCGTTGACCTCCGGCAGCCGCTTGTTCGCGAACTCCAGGATGTCCTTCATAGACTTCCCTTCGGCCGCCTGCTGGATGATCCACTCGAACGCCTGTTTGGTGCCGGTGGTCATGTTCACGAACGCCGCGGCCTTCTGCTGCTCCTGCTCGATCTTCGCCCGCGTGTTGTTGAAGAACGTCACGAGGCCGGCCATGCCTTCGGTCGTCGAAGGCGGCTCGGTGTACCCGTAGACGTAGTTCGCCTTCAGCATCGCGGAGGCTTGCGGCACGTAGACCCTGATCCCCAGGCCGCGGGCGATGCCGATCCAGTACTCGCAGCCGGGCCGCTGGTACGCGTACTCCTCAGACTGGAGGAGGTCGATGCCGTAGAGGTGGATCTCGCCGGCCCCCTCGAAGATGGCGTGCGCCATCATCTCGCCGGGGGTGGAGGTGAAGTAGTCGAGTTCGGCCTGCGGTCCGAACATCGCCGTGGTCCACTTGTTGATCTCTTCGCGCGGCCACCTCACCGACGCGGGGATGTCGTCGTAGTGGTCCTGCATGTAGATCGGCCGGAACTTCTCCCCCTCGACGGGGCCGCTCTGTTTCTTCAGCCAATCTACGTGCTCGGTCCCGAGTTGCTTGAGTTCGGCGCGGTTCAGATCCTTCGCGATGTGCTCGCGCGGGTGGATCTCGTACCAGCGATCCCACCGCGGCAGGAACGCATAAAGCGAGTTCAACCCCCAGATCTCGAACGACGTGTCGTCGAACGGGGCCTGGTTCCGCGACGACGAAGCGAACCCGACGATCGCGACCTTGCGGTCCGGGTTCAGCTTCCAGCCGGAGCGGTCGGCGATGGTCTTGGGGACGAGGTCGAACTTGCGGCCGGTGCTGCCGGCGATGACGACAGGGGTAGGGGCCTTCTGGCTATCCAATGATCCTCCTGATGGAGGCGATCAACGAGGTCCGCAGTGCATCGGACGCCACTGCTCTGGTGCGCCCTCCGGTGAGGAGTGCTCGTTGATCACCGCCCGATATTGTAGGGCTGGCCCTGGTCGAACGGAAGTTCCGGCTGAGCGCCCTCTTCGACCACGCGCACGAGAGCGTCGGGGTACCCGAGGAGCCTCTTCGCCGCCAGGCGGTGATGACCGTCGGCGATGTAGTACTTCCCGGCGCGCTCGACGACGAGGGGTCGGTCGATAAGCTGTCCGCTCATGGACCGCTGACCGGGGGCGACGGCCGCGGGGTTCTCCATGAACGCGCGGACGCTGTCCCTTCGGACGGACGGCTGAGTCGCCACCAAGTCCTTGATCGCCACGTGCTTGAGCGGCATCGCGTCCACGTTCATCGCGATCGTCATCGCCTTCGGGTCGAACGGGACAGGGTCGGCGATCTTGAACCCGTGGGCCACCTGATCGTTCGCGCCGACCGCCTGTCTGTCGCGGAGGATGCTGAGCGCCTCCCCGACGACGCCGGAGGGCGGGCTCCACTTGCCGCGGGTGTTGCGAGGCTGAGCGCGGTGGTACTTCTTGAGCGGCTCTTTCTGCCCCGGCTGTTTCTGGGGCGGCTTCATCTGGCCGCGCGTAGGCTTTCCTCCGCCGGCCGACGAAGGCTTGCCGGGCTTGCCGAACGCGCCTCCGCCTCCGCCCGCGGGCTTCGCGTCGGGGTTCGCCATCGCCGCGAGGGTCGCCTGCCGCATCTCCATCTCGTACGCCTGCTGCTCCTGCTGCTCCGCGAGAGCCTCTTCGCTCCGCTCCGGCCATCCGGCCTCCTCGCGGATGTGGTTCTCCAACTGCTCGTCGGGGAAGATCGGCATGCCCGCCTGCGAGAGCATCTGCACCGCGTGGGCCAGCGATTCAAGGTCCTTGTCCTGCGCCTCTCCGTGGCCGAGCTTGCACATCCGGTCCATCGGCCAGCCGTTCAGAGCGTACAGCCGCGGGAAGGCGTGGCGGTTGAACACCGCGCAGATCGAGTCCATCCACGCGTTCAGCGCGGTGCCGATGGTGTTCTTCGTCTTGTCCTTGGAGAGCGCGAACGAGCCGACCTTGTCGTGGCCGAGGAGGAGACCGTCCGCCAGCATGGAGATCGCGAGCCGCGTCTCGTGCCGCGTGATCACCTTGTCGAAGTCGAAGATGGTGGTCGCGCCCTGCACGCCGAGGAGGGACAGCTTGAACAGCGGTTGCTTGGTGACCGGGTCGTACGCTTGCGGGATGACGATGCCGCTCTGCTCGTCGAGCCGGATGTTCTTCACGATCTTCTTCGCCATCGTGTAGACCGCAAGCTGCGCGGCGGTGGCGCTGGCCCCCATGTTCACCGCGGGGATCTCCATGACGGGGACGCCTGTCGCGTCGCGCTCTCCGCGGATCGCTTCAAGCTCGGTCATCCGCTTGATCATGTACCAGTTGAAGTACGCGGAGCGGAGGACGCTCGTGCCTTCGGGGTTGTCCTTCTCCACCCGCGGCCGGAACAGGAGGAGCTTCTCGATCGGGATCCGCCGCATCTGGTAGTCGGGCGGAGGAAGCTGGATCATCGCCTTGACCCCGCCCTCGTCGTCGAACTCCCACCGGAACAAGGTGTCCTGACCGCGCAAGGCGATCTTCCGCCAGGTGATCAGGCCGTCGTCGAACCGCGACCGCGTGCCCGGATCGTCGGTCCACCCGCTGCACTTCTTGTAGACCAACTCCATCGGCGCGTAGCCGTACAGGATCATCGAAGCGATCTCGCTGATGGTGTCCTGCCACGAGTGGCTCATGTCTTCGAGAGCGCCCTCGACGCGCTCGGCCCGCTCGTGGTCTTCGTCGGTCGCCTCTTCGCCCTGATCGTGATACGGCTCGACGTACTTCGAGATGCCGCGGATGCTGAGGTCGATCAGCCGGAAGATCCCGCCGACGAGCGCCGAGTTGTCGATGATCTCTCGGTACGCCTGCGCGCCGCGCGGGTTCTGGAGGTTGGAGAGGAACTCCTCGAAGACGAACCCGCCGAACTGCTTGAGGCCGGATCGCCCGACCTGGATGAACGGAGAGATCTCGAACGGCTTGTCCATCGAGGTGCCGTACATCGCGGCCTGCGTAGCGGTGGCGGGCTCCGGCTGTTCGACGATCGCGGCCGGCTCGACCTCGTTGCGCTGTTCCGGCCCGTCTGGAGTGGTCGCCATCTTCAGTACCCGAAGCGGGCCTTGATGCCCATCGTCCTCATCATCGCCTCAGCGTCGCCGCCGCCGTCGTCGTCGCCTCCGACCCCTGGCACATCGTAGCCGAACGCGGCCCTTTCGGTCGATGTCTTCTCCATGGACCACGGCAGCGAACGGGTCGCCACGCCGTATCGCGAGGCACCGCGGTAGGCCAGGGCGAGAGCGATGACGCAGTCGTCGTGCTTCCCCGGCGGTGCGGAGTACGACACGTAGTTCTCCCGCCGCTCGGGCTTGAAGGCCCGCAACTCGTTGATGAGCACCGGCAGTTCCGGGAGGCCGACGATGTCCTGGTCGAAGGCCACCGCGAGCGCCTCGATCAGCGGCCCCTTGGTGGAGCGGGTGAACACGAACGGCTCGATCCCGAGGCCGGCGCGCATCAGGTTCTCCGTGGGAGAGTCGCCGATGGACGTGGCGTCGATGACGACCCACGGCTGTCCCAGTTTCCAGAAGGCGGTCTTGATGCGGGCCTCCTGGAGAGCCCAGTCGAGTTCGTTAAAGCGGTCGAAGTACGTGACGTGGAACTCGGAGCACATCCCGAGCACCACGGTGAAGTCGAAGCTCTTGGCGAGGTCGACCCCCATCGCCGCGGTGGGGTGCTCGGTGCAGAACTGTCCGCCCATCCGCGTGACCGCGTCCGTCACCTTCCGGAAGACCGAGGTGGCGTCTCCGAGGAACTCCGCGAGGATCTCCTGCTGGTAGGTCTCCGCGCTCATGTCGCGGGCGAGGTCGTCGATCTCGTCGCGGGGGATGAACGGGTTCATGTACGAAGGCACACCTCTGGTGGCGGATGTGCATATCGACCAGTAGTCGGGGAACGCGGGATCCTGGCCTCTGGTGAACACGTCCCAGAACCAGTTGAGCCCCTTGGGGGTGCCCGTGAGGAGGGCGGGGGCTTTGTGGTCTACCATCGTCGGGCGGATGGATTCTTCCCAGACGCGCTCGGCGATGATGCCGGCCTCGTCGATCCACACCGCGAGGAGACCTTCCCCGACCAGGCGGCCAGGGTTCACGGCAGACTTGAACTCGATCGTGACGGGCCCCATGTGGATCGCCTGCGGCTGCATCTCGGTGCCGTGAGTGCCCGTGATCCAGCCGGAAGGGGCCAGCCGCATGATCTTGCGCCACGCGATGCGGCCGATGTCGTACGTGGGGAAGATGACCCAGATGATCCCGCGCTTGCCGCGGAGCCGCGCGTCTTGCGCTTTGCGGAGGAGCCACATGACCGCGCCCTCCGACTTCCCCAGGCGGCGGCCGGCGGGCCAGACGATGATCCTCTTCTCCGACATGAGGACCGACCGCTGGATCTCGTGGACGAGCCACTGCTTCGCGGGGAACCCGTCGGGGCCGAGGACGGCGGCGGTGCTCACGTACTCCGCGTTTCGAGAGCGGCCGCTCCGACGGTGGCTTCGATCACCTTCATCGGCGGGATCACGTCGTTCAGCGGGGCCGAGTTCGACTCCACCACCGTGATCGTGAGCGACGACGCCGACTGGTAGTCCTCGGTCATCGCGAGCTTGATCGGCAGCGGCACCTTGCCGTCGAGCCGCTCGCTGATCTCTTGGATGGGACGCGCGCGGCCGCGGGCGATCGCGTGGATGTACAGCGCCTCCCCGTACGCCTCGCCCCACGTCTTCCCGCGGAAGGCCTTCAGGCCGCAAGGCTTCTCCCAGAGTTCCGAGATCATCTGCGCCACGATGCGCTGCCTCGACTTCGGAGGTCTGCCGGCGGGGTTGCCGCTCTGCCCCGGCTGGAACCGATACTGCCGCCCGGACTCCTGCAACATCTCGTACCGCTCTTGACGCGCGGACGGATCGTCTGCCGCGTCGTCGTCGTCTTCGCCCTGATCCAGACTGATGTCTTCCTGATCTTCGTCCACGTCTCGATGATGCTCCGGAACTGAGCGGCCGTCCAGCGGTCGCCTGGCGGTGGTCTGCCGGAGCCGTGGCTGTTCCCTGGCGCTGTCCGGTTCCGGCGGTCTGCCGCCTGGCGGTGGTCCCGGCTGTTCCGGGGGGCTGTTTCGGGGGGTCTGTCCTACCGCTCAGGACCGGGTGCCGGCCGCCAGGGTTCGCTCAGGAGGCGCGATCGTGGGCCGGACGGTGGATCAGCCGAAGGCCAGGGAGAGGAGCGATCTGACGCTGTACCCGACGATGCAGCCCCCCAGGAAGACCAGACCGAGGACCCAGTAGACTATGTCCGCATCTCTCATATGTTTACGGTGTTCCTGGCACCGGCACCTGAACCCCTAGCGTGGCCTGTCCGGCGAGCGACTGGCCGCTGAAGATCCGGCAGGTGATGCGGTGCTGTCCGGGCTCGTAGAACCGGTGCCAGACGATCCAGGGGCCGTGGTCTTCGGGCTCTGCCGTCGCCTCCCATACAGACTGTCCGTCGGCGAGGATCATCACGCTGGAGACGATCCACGGCAGTTCGACGTCGGAGTACCGGCCGTCGCTGTTCCGCTGAGCGATCCGGCAGGCCCAGACGCCGCCGAGGGGCCCCGGCAAACTGACGGGCCCCTGGATGACCAGCATGGGGCCGGAGACTGCCGGAGCCTTGATGGAAGAGGCGACGGTAGGGATCCGCGCGGCGGAACAGGCGGAGAGGAGAACTGAGACCGCGATCGGTACTGAGACGGTGGCTGTGATGCGACGAGAACGCGCGGCGAGAAGACCGTTTTCGGTTTCGACCAACCCCTGCCCCCCGGGTCTGAGTTCCCGAGGAGATGGTCTCACGGTCTGTTCCGTGGGTGGTCCGGATCAGCCGTCGCACTTCGGCGGGAGCATGAGAGGCACGCGGCCAGTCTCGTACGCCTCCTCGATCTTCGGGGTCACGTGCTGAGCGACCGTCCGTCCGTCGGGCATGACGATGTTGCCCATGAAGGCGTGTTCGAAGGTCTCGATGCCGCTCTCCACGCTCTCCAGCTTCGCCTTGATGGTCAGCAGGAGGGCCCGCCACCGTCGGCGGAGTTCCTGCGCGTGGGCGTCCGCGATCGACGGCTTCGTCCTCTCCCTCCCGCTGGCGGTGAGCCGGAAGGCTTTGTCGGTGATCGGCGGGATGGGAAGGTCGAACCGGAGGAGCCTCCTGCTGGCCTTGAACTGGATGACCGCGCGGCCGTCTTCCCACCCCTGAGCGAACGCCTCCGCCCCGTAGCGGACGAGCACCGCCTCGATCTCGGCCTTGCTCCTCTCCACGGGGACGGAGGTGTTCTCCGCGTAGGTCACGACTCGACCCTGCCGGTAGTCTGTTCCCCTCTCAAGCACCTGATGCAGATCACGTCGGCGTCTACTGTCTGCGGCAGATCCTTCCCCTCGTACGTGGCCCCCCTCCAGACATCGACCACCCTCACCAGGGTCACCCTCCCGCCCGCGCCCCCGTCGGCGTCGCACTCTCGGCACTTCAAGTTCGTCACGCTCTCTCTCCTCCCGTCTCGAACTTCTTCTCCAGCCACCGGTCGAGAGCGCCCGCGTCCTTCGTGATGAAGAACCCTCTCTCTTCCCAGGCGGAGATCCCGGAGTCGCCCTTCCACGGCCGGCCGAGGGTCTCCAACCCGTACGCGTCCCACATCTTGCGGCTCCACGTCGCGTAGTGGCCTTCGGGTTTGCCGAGCCGCTCCCAGAGCTTCATGCGATACAGGCTCATCCGTTTCCCTCTCGTGCGGGGTCGTCGATCGCCAGGAACTCGTCGCGGCCCGCCAGGAACGAAGAACAGCCTTCGCCGCCCCTCGTGTACTTCCCGTAGCGTGGGGTGGCCGGCGCGAGGCACATCGCCTCCACCGGCCCTCCCACCGCGCGGGCGATCATCTCGCTCCAGAACTGGCAGTCGCGGCAACGGCCGTTCATCGGAAGTCCTTCTCCACCGCGAAGATGATGCACAGGACCATGCAGCGAAGGCCGGCGATGTTGTGGGACAGGTTCCCGGTGGAGAGGCGGTCGATGGACCGGCAGACCCCGTGCAGGTGTTCGACGAGCCTCTTCTTCGACATCCTCTTCCGCGCGGGCTTGGTGACCGTCCTCTTCCGGGCGGGTGTCACGAGGCGGCCTGCGCCGGAGGCGCGGCCTCGTCCCGCGGGCCGACGGAGTCCGGCAGCTTCGGCAGGGTGATCACGTCCCGCCGTATCGCCCCGTCCTTGCACAGCAGGGCGGACACGCGCGCGTGGTAGCAGAACCAGAAGGCCGCGGCCACGTCCGGGTCGAACTCGGAGGCGGCCAGCGCCCGGTCGAGCGCGATCCTCCGGCCCTCTTCTTTCCGGAAGGCGTCGGTGCGGAAACAGTGCGCGACCCCCTCGAACACGGGGACCAACACGCCGTCCTCCCCAAGCTGCCTGATGACCGCCTTCGTCATCCCGTTGTACGCGCTCGCGTCGGCCCCTTTCAGCACGTTGTGCTTCGCGAGCCGCGTCGCCGCCTGTTCCGGCGTGATCTGCTCCGTGTTGAACGCCCGCTTCGGACGCCAGTGCTGGAACCCGACCTCGTACAACGTGCCGTCGTCTTCGAACTTTACCCTGAACATGCTCACGTTCTCCTCTAAGAGAGTGACCGGCCGAGCGTGATCTTCCGCCCGGCTGTTTCTTCGCCGTCCCACGGGTAGTCCCCGGGGACCGCCGCCTTCACCGTTCCCGTCAACCGCTCCAACGCGATCTCCCCGTCGACCGCGCGCACGTACTTCCCGTCCACGTCCTTGATCATCGCCACGAACGAGATCCTCTGTCCCTCCTGAGCGAACCGGGCCTTCGTCTCGTACCGCCCGAGGATGGTCCGCGTCAGTTCTTCCCCGGTGGCCGCCTCGAACACCCTGACGTCCGAACTCCGCTGGCGGTCGATGACGAACGAGAACCCGCCCTTCGTCCGGGCGATCTTCGGGGGGTTCCACCTTCGATCGACCCTCGACATGATCTCAGCCGGGTACTCCACGTCCGCGAGGTCTTTCGGGATGATGAACGGCACCCTTTTCTTGATCGCCTCCTTCCACGCGTCGTGGATCCTCGCGAGGAGCCTCGACTGCTGGTCCTCGTTCATCTGCAACGCGTTGCGGACGCGGATCACGACCGGCGGGTAGTTGTCCCCCTGCTCTTTGACCATGTCCGGATCCTTCGAGGCCTTCTCGATCCTGCGGCCGGCGACCATGCTCGACTGCATCACCAGGCCGCTCTCCAACTCGTTCCACGTCAACCTGATCTGGGTCGCGTCCGGAGTGCTCCTCCAAAGGAACATGTCCCCGCACCGGATCTCGAAGAACCCCTCCGGGTACCACGCTGAGATCGGGGCCCGCGTCACGCGGAACGATTCGTCCCGCTGCCCCTCCGGGAAGTAGGTGCGGATGCTCAGCGAGTACCGCCCCCACTCCCCGTCCCTCCGAGCGTCAGCCACGGGCTCCTCCGGCGGCGTCCCGTAGAAAAAGAACTCCTGCTGCTCCGCGGACGGCATGAACTCCGGGATCACCATGCCGGCCTGTTGCTCTGTCCGCAACGCTTCGAGCCGGTCCGTGAGCTTCTCCAGGTCGAGTTCTTCCTGCATCCAAGACGGCATCCCCCTCTCTTCGCGTCGTCGTTTCTGTTCCTCGAACCTCTCTCGGTTCCTGTCCCGCGGCTTAGCCATCCTCTATCTCAGGTTCGAGAGTACGACCCCGATCACGATCCCGAACATCACCGCGAGGAGGTACTTCGCGGCCAGAGCGTAGCCGAAGACGGACAGGCCGATGAAGATCAAGAATAGCCACAGCATCAGCGCTTCCACTCTCGACGGAGCGCCGCGAGTTCTTCCCCCGAGAGCTTCTTCTTCGCTCGGTCTCGGAGTAGGTTCTCCGCGTTCCTCTTCTTCTCGGACTCTTCACGTTGCCGGTCCGCCTCCTGGTGACGGCTCCAGAACTCACGAAGCTCCGCGCTGGCTTCGAGCGCGAGAGCCTTCGGCCCCTTCGGCATCCAGTGCATCAGATGGCAGACGAGCCGCGTCGCGATCTCCAACTTCTCCTCCGGGGATTCGCCCTTCGAGTACCCTCCGCATCGGCAGGGCATCTACATCGGCCCCGTCGTCTGCTCGAACCGCTCGTCGAGGATGACGTGCTCGATCTTCTGGCGGAGGACCTGGCACCCGTTGATCCGGAGCGCGGAGACGAGCGCGTCCATCCGCTCGTACATCTTCCGGGAGTCGGCCGAGTGGCCGGTGCAGTAGAGAAGCCTCTCGTCCCCCATCACCGCGTCCCCGAGGAGGACCGAGGTCTTGAACTGCAACTGGTACGCGATCCTCTCGACGACCTCCCTCTTGGCCGGGTCTGGCCGAAGGGTGACGTGGCACTCGTAGCCCTCGCTCTTAAACTTCACTGTCCCTCCTTCTGTTCGTAGAGTTGCTCTTCGTAATCGGCCGGCCCGCCACCGTCGATCATCATGGGCCACTCCCCCTTTCATTCAAAGATTTGGGACGGCGGCAGCTTCGGGATCGTGATCTGAACCCTCTCCTCCGCGTCGCAGAAGACCCGCCGGCAGAAGCGGCTCTTACAGATGATCCCGTCCTTCATGCTGAACACGGTCGCCTCGAACCAGCCCGTCCACTCGTGCCGCCCCAACATGCAGCGGAGGTCTTTGTTCACCCACCTCACGATCGCCTCCTGTGGCCGACGTGCCACGTCTTGCACTCGCCGCACTTATAGGGCACGAGCGTCCCCTTCCACGACTGGACCCGGCGGCTCTGCCTCAGCGCGATCAAATGACCGACCGCCTCGTCCCTCGTCCCGTGTCGCTTCTTCACCTTGCACTTTCTCCGGAGCCTTCGCCTGCTCGCCATCGGCCTCCTTCACGCGCCACTTTCTCTCGCGCTTCGGTTTCGCGGCGGCTTCTTCTTCCAGCCGCTCGAAGAACTGCCACACCTTCTGCTGCCACGCCTTCACCGCCTCGATGTCGTAGGCGCTCGCGGCCATCCCGTCGCGGAGGAGACGCGTCACCTTCACGGCGTGCTTCCGCATGTAGTACCGCCTGCGCTTCCGCTCCCTGATGCACTCGACGCAGATGTGAGCGCCGTACGCGTTCGTCGCCCCGTTGTAGGGATGTCCCTTCGCCCTGCACCTGTCCTGCACGACGCGGCCGGCCACTACGGTCTCCACCGGGTCACTGCGGAACCTCCTTGTTCTGCATCAACGAGAACTGACGCGTCGCCTCCTTGGCGATGGTCAGAGAATCCTCCAGCTTCGACGTGCGAAACGTCAGCAGGAAGTTGATCACGTCGACCTTCAAGAAAGAGTCGCTGCCTCCGCTGCCGTTCCTGAACGCTTTGAACGCCGACTCGATCTTCAGCCACTCGTCTTCCGTGATCGGCATCAGAACGGCACGTCCGAGTCAGAGGGTTCCCCCAACTTGATCTTCCGGTCCGGCTCCGGACGCGGCTCGTCGTCGTGAGGAAGAACTCGGTCGAGGATCTCGCGGAGAAGTTCCTGGTTCTTCGCCGCGAGGTCGAGGCTGTTGATCGCGTTCTCTACCCGACATCTAACGCGATCGATGGCCGTCACTATGTCCGCCATGTCGTCGTCGCCCGGGTGGAGAGCCTGGACCGCGACGGCGGCGCTGCGGAGTTCGCGGAGGCTCTCCTTCCATTCCCGAACGGTGTTCCTCGCTACAGGGTCGAAGACGTCGGACAGCCGGCGGCTCTCGTCCTCGATGATCATCCGCAGCATGCCGGCGGTCCTGCCCGGACCTCGGTTTGATTCGAGGACGCGCTGACGCCCTCGCGGCTCGTCGTCGTCTCCGCCGTTCTGGATCTCCATCTTGATCGCCACCAGGAGAGCGCAGTCGTCCGGTTTTTCGAGGCATTCGCTGTGGCCTTTGACGTGGTCCGGGCTCCGGTAGAGAGCCTGGGTCAAGGCTCGCTTCGCACGGGTCATGGGCATCACAGCAGCGTCTCCTTCGGGACCGGGAACTCCTGAACGCGGGCCCACTCCGGCCACTCGGAAGGGTCGTCCCCCTTGGACGACGAGATCCCTCCGGCGATCCTGGACTCCGCGGCCGTCCCTTCGTCGCCTCCGTAGTCCGTCCCCGTCGGGCCGCACCACCTTACGCGCGACCCCGTCTGCTTCATGAACACGGGGACGTTGGCGTCCTTCGCGTCTTTCAGGACGTTCATCAGCCACCGCATGTGGAACGATCGCGCTTCGTGGCCGCTCTCTCCACCGACGATGATCCAGTCGAGGTGACACGCGCACTCTCTGTGGTCGGCCAGGTGGTCTATCCCGTCGTGCCCCGAGTGGTAGCAAGCCCCCCACCGCGAGACGTCGATGATCAGCGGGCCGATGGCCGGCTCGTAGCTCACCCCTCTGACGTTCGCGGGGATCTCCAGCAGGACCGGGATTCGACGGTCGGCCCATTCCTGATCCTCCGCGGTCACCATCGCCCAGACGTTCGAGGGCCAGCCGTCGGCCCACGACGCGGGGACCATCCGCTTCCAGTTCTCCGGCCGCTTCGTGAGGATCTGCCAGACGAGGCTCGGCGTTCGGCCGATCAGTTCCCACAGCCGGTCACGATGAGGCGGCAGCGACGGATGATCCTCGAACACGTCGGCCATCGACGCGCAGAACACGAGCGCCGACTTCCCCTTGGACGCGGCTTCTTTGTTCCAGCGGAGCGGCTCGTTCCAGTGCTTGTCTTGGAAGAACCTGCGGCCGGCCTGCGGCCCCCACAGGTCGAGACCCATCCGATGAGAGAACGTCTCCGCGTAGCAGTGTTCGCAACCAGGCGACACGCGCTGGCATCCCCACCACGGGTTGAAGGTATGGTGCGTCCACGAAATTCCCGTCGTCTCCCCCATGTTTTTCTCCTTTCAGACCGGCCCGCCTCACCCCGTCACGTTGCGGACCACGGAGGCCCCTGTGTCGGCCCCTTCCCACCTCTCTTCTGTTACGCGATGACGGTGGTCCCGTCCGGCAGACCCTTCGCCAAGTACTCTCTGATGTTCTTCACCGCTTCGAGACGCCACGTCTGTCCGTCGGCCTCGAAGAGGGTCGCCTGCGGCAGAGACCCCTCGCGTCCCTTCTGGAGACGGAGGAGGAACGGAGACGCCGGCTGAGCCACCTCGCGGAAGGTCCTGAACGGAGCGAGCCGCACGGGGTTCGGGACCGAGACCTCCTTGCGGAGAGCCGCGCCGGTCTTCGCGGTGACGGTCTGGGTGAACCCGTCGTCCTGGACCGTCTTCACGTTCTCGTCGGTCACGTTCCCCAGGAGGCGGATGACCGCGTCTCGGTCGGTCGTCTGTTCGAAGCTGGTCATCAGCCACACGATGAACGCCTCGATGTCCGTGTAGCTCCCGTACCCGGACGTCGAGCGGGACGCCTCTGCCTTGAGGAACTCCCTCCGCGTCTGGAGTTCTCCTTCGAGGGCCGAGACCAGGAACACCGCCTCGGGGCCGGCGACCCGGACGATGGTCTTGGAGAGGTCGAGACCGTCGCGGTTGTCCTTCACGTACGCGATGAACCCGTCGAGCGTGGAGACGTGGGCCATCGCGCACACCGGCTCGGTCTCTCGCGAGAACTCGGCCGTCCAACCTCCGTCCGACTGCGGCACGAACAGGTACTCGGTCACGCCGAGCTTCACGGAGACGGGTTTCCTCTCCCCGAGGGCAGCCTTGGTCGCGATGCGACCGATCGCGTCTACGAACGTTCCGTCGATGCTCATCCTTCAGTTCCTTTCTGTGCGGTGATGGCGGCGAGCTTCGGGGGCTGTTCGAACAACCCCATCTGCTTCGGATCCTGCTCGATCGCCACCGGCTCGTTCATGTGGATCCCCAGGAACAACGTGGTGCTGGCCCTGTGGACGGGTGCGTCTTTCCGCGACACTCCGACGTCGGTCGCGCACGACTCTCTGTCTTCGGAGGGGTAGAAGGTGAACGTCAACGTGATCTGACGTTTCGCCTCCGCCTCCGTGTTCGGGTCCAGGATGTTCTTGATGACCTTCGACAGTTCTTCCTGGAACAGTTCCGGCGCTGCGCCGCGTGCGATCGTTTCGAGGGTGACGACGTTCATCTTCGGTTCCATGAGGGCCGATTCTTTCTTCAGAAGCGGCCGGCGGCGGTCCATTTCCAAGTAGTCGCCGCCGGCCTTTTTTTTGGATCTTCCCCCGTTTTCCTCTCCGGGGTCCGCCGTTGTTTTTCTAGTCGGGAGATCCTTTCGTGAACGCGGCCGCTTTAGGTTTCGCCCGCCGCGGCCCGCGGCCGCTCGTGATGGGGGGACGCGTGCGGGCGCACGGTCAGAGCTTCGGGAAGGTCACTGGGCCGCGGGTCGTGCAGCCGTCGGAACCTTCCACGGTGAACGGTACTGGATCGCACGGGCAGCCGCCGCTCGTACACCGCGGATCAGCGCACGAATGGAGGGCCGCTCGCGGACAGATCTTGAAGACCACCGGTCCAGGGTCGGCGCAGAGCGTCCACTCGTACGGGTTCGGGGTCTGGATCACCACCGGCCGCGAGCCTCGCGTGACCCTGATCTCCGGCCCCCTCGGGTCGTCCCACCACCGGCCGGAGAAGTTGAGGGCGGTCGGCTTGCAGTTCGCGGCGTCGATCGCGGGCTGCCCAGGAGGAGTCCCGTTCGGCACTCCCATGTGTCCGTAGTCCGCGGGCTGGACCCCTCGGGAGTTAGGCGCGCACGACTGCCGGCCTTGCGTCATCCAGAACCACAGGGTCGATCCTCCCGCGCGGCACGTCCGGCCGTCGGGGCCTTTCGTGAACGGCTTGTCCGCCTTGAGGTCTCCTCGGAACTTCTCGACGATCACCCGCGGCGACGGAGAGGGACGAGGGCCAGGAGACGACGGTGTCGGCGTGACCCGCGCCGTCGGTCGAGACGTCGGGCGAGCGGTAGGGGTCAACGTAGGCTCGGCGGTGACGGTAGGCTCCGCGGTCGTGGTCGCGGTCGGCTCGGCCGTCGGGGTGTCCGTGGGCGCGGAGGTACCGGTGGGCGTCGGACAGGGACACGGACACGTCGGAACGGGGGTGGGAGTTCCACCTCCGCCTCCGATGCCTCCGCATCCGTAGGCGAACAGGGCGAGAGCGATCAACGGGAACAGCTTCTTCATCTGAGACCTCCTAGTCTTTCCAGATTCGTTTGATGGCGTCGATGACGATCGGCCTGAACCGGGCGGCCTGCGCGCCGCCGACCAACGCGTCGACGTTGATCTTCGCGATGCGGTTCAGGATCGAAGGCGGCGGTATCTCCGGCTTCGCGATATGGCTCCACTTCTCCCACGCGACGATGCCGAGCGACTCGACGGCGATCGCCTTCACGTAGGTCTTCGGGTACATCAGACCCATCATGCGGAGGAGGGTCGCGCACCGCAGCTTCGAGTTAGGGTCGCGCGCGATGGCAGAGTCGGTCTTCGCCAGCATCCGGAGAACTTTCCCGCCGGGGACGCCGGCCCCGGACGCCGGGACCATCCCGCGAACGGCCACCGCGGCGGAGATCTTCGACGGGTCTCCTGTCCCCCACCCGACGCGGTTGAACAGAGGGTGATGGTGGTCCCCGTCCACGAGCCGGAGAAGAGTGGCCGTCGGTCCGGGGTGGGCCTTGATGCTGCGGTTCGGCGAGACGGACATCTTCTCGTTCGCCTGGATGAACATCGCCCTCTCTTGGTCGAGGTTGTCGACCTCGTAGAGCATCACCTCGAACGTCATGTCGAGCGACATTAGGGCGGTCATCCGCTGGAGACCGTCCACGATCCAGAGCTTCCCGTCGTCGCACCACTTCCGCCGCGAGAGGATCGGAGGGGACAGGACCATCCCGCCCTCCTTCAACGACGCGACGATGGAACTGATGATGGGGGTCTCTCCGCGCTGATAGTTGTCGGTGTCGACGTCGATCTTCTTGTACATCGCGGGGGTGATGGTGAGGTGTTTCGGGGCCGCGAGCCCCTTGACGACGATCGGCTTCTCGGTCCGGCGCGCAGCATGGATCTCCATGAAGCGTTCGTTGCCGATGCTCGTCCTCCGGCTTTTCTTCCTCTGGTCAATGCGGTCGTACATCTGCGATCGAGCTTGGCTCGCGCTCATAATCGGTCTCTCTCCTTTTTGAAAATGGTGAGTGCTTCCTTCATTCACGCTCTCCGAGAGCGCAGGTTGCTTTCGCCGCTCACCGCCGACCCCGGCAGGCTCTCCGGCCACGCTGCCGGACCATGATGGAGGTGCCCCGACGGATCAGGGGTTCCGGTTGCGACCAACGTCTACGTGTTCGACGCCTCTCTCGCCACTTCCCCCAGGAACTTGGAGACGAGGCGGCTGTTCTCTTTCGAGTTGTACCAGCGGTTCAAGCCCGAGGGGTGCGGGACCATCGCGTACGACGTGAAACCGTACGTGTGGATCCAACTGCACGGGGGCAGGTTCTCCAACCCGAACGCCTCCGCGACCCCTCGGCCCAACAGGATGAACTTGTGATGACCGCCTCCGCGGATCATCTTCTTCACCAGAGCGTTTGCTCTCAGACGCGCCTTCGCAGCAGGGAACTTGTCTCCGCCGTCTTCGCCTGATCGTCCGGGGTACTTCTCGAACACGTTCACGAGGGTGAAGATGCTCTTGTACTCGATCGGCGTGATGCCCATCATTCGCGCGAGCCGGTTCCCGACGCGACCTTCCAGCACCGGACCCTTCTTCTTCCCTGGCGCTTGGCCCACGATAACGAACGTCGTCACTTCTTGTCCTTCGCGAGGAACTCCCTGACCGACGCGCTCTTCACGTCCTTCACCGCCTTCAGTTCGAGGCCGTAGTCGTTCGGCTTCATGTTCGCGAGGTCGATCCCCGGCTTCAGCTTCAGCGGGGTGTCGAACTTCTTCCACTGACTCTTGATCGCGTGCTGAGGCCGGCCGAACCTCCGCTTCGTCACCACCACCCCAGGCCATACGCGCTCCAGTTGACGAGCCATCTTGAGACGGCCGTCGTTGATGTAGATCGCCGTCTGTCCTCCCTTGTCCGTCATCGTCTCCGGGGTCTTGATCAGGAACGCGTTCATGAGGATCGTGCAGTGGCCGCGCGAGAGAACCTGAAGGCTCATGTCGGTGTCTTCGTTGTACTTCTGCCGCCATCGACCGACCATCGTGTTGTCGACGAGGAACACCGTGTAGCATCGGCCGTTGAGGTAGAACGGAGGGACTTTGATCCTCTCCAACCCTGCGGTCACCGGTACGAAGAACTCCGAGTTGATGCTGACGAGCGCCACGTTCTCGTAACGATCGGCGAAGTCTTCGCACGCGGCGAGGGCCGTCCCCGAAGGGACGCGGAAGCGATAGCCCTTGTAGAGCCTCGTGATCCGGATGATGTCGTCGTCGAACTGCCAGTGACGAGCCTCTCCCTGAGAGATGGAATAGTCCTTGATCCAGTTGCGAGCGTAGACGAGGCCGCGTCCGTTCTCGGGGAGGATCAGCAGCTTGTCCCCGTAGCCGGCCTTCGTGTACGCCTCTCGCTCCGCGGGCTCGACGACCATCTTGTACGGCACGCTGTCCCTGTCGAACATCTTCCCGGTGAGCGGAACTCCTGCTCTCCCCTTCGTCGGTATGTAGACCGGGTACCGCGGCTTCACTCGTCGCTCTCCGTGTCCACGAACTCGACGGAGCCGGTGTCGTCCTTGTCGCGCGGCGGCCACCAGGCGGACCACGCACGAGAGGTGTTCTCGAACTTCTTCATCTTCGACAGGCCGAGCCGCGCCACGAGTTCTTCCCTGTCCTCGTCGTTCTTGAAGTTCAGCGTGAGCGTGAGGATCTTACCGACCTCTCCGACCTCCGGCATGCCGACCCACTGCGAGGCTTCGTTCTTGTCCTTCACCTCGCTCATCGGTCGCGTGACCATCAGCAGGGCGGCCAACTGGTCCTCGTCGTAGCCGACGCCTTCGAGACCTCCGTCGGCCATGATCTCCTTCAACAGGTCGGTCAGCGCGCGGTCGTCCACCTCCGCGAGGTTGCGGATCTCGTTCTCCGAGGTCATCACGCGGAGAGCCCGCGGGTCGTCCGGGCCGATGTCCATCACGACGGCCGGCACCCGGTCGAACTGGAGCCGCTTCGCAGCCTCGACGACGCCGTGACCGATCAGCACGGTCATGTCGTTCGCGACGACGATGTTCCGGTAGAACCCGTGCTTCTGGATGCTCTTCATGAGGTGGACGATCTGGTCTTCGGGGTGGTTCCGGTAGTTGCGGGGGTGAGGCTTCAACAGGGAGACCTTCACCGACTTCACCTGAACGTCCGGGGTGTTCGACAGCAGGCGGTCGAGTTCGTCCTCGAACCAGTACTTCTTCAGGTCGACTCCGTCCTCTTCCAACGCCTTGAGAACGTCCTGGTCGTACTGAAGGTCTACCTGCGCGATGCGGTTGTCGAGGAGACCGTACTCTTTCGCTCGGTCCCCTCTGAGGTCTGTCCGCTTCAAGACGATGAGAGTGTTCCCGTCGGTCTCCACGACCTTGATGGGGATGCCCTTCTCTTGGCACACCTGGAAGGTCTTGTTGCCGGCGCGGATGATGTTGTCCGCGTCCGCAACGACGGGGCGAGCGGCCCCGAACTCCTCGATCGAACGTTCGAGGAACCCGAGGCCGCGCTCCGTCCCGCGGTTGGTGTTCTCTTCGTCGGGCGTGAACTCCGGGGACACGTCTCGTTTCGCCATGGAGTTACTGGCCCACCGGGGTCTCGGCCGGGGCGGCCACGGGGACACCGTCGCCCTTCACGAGCTTGTGGCCGGCACCGATGATCGCGAGAGCCTCTCCGACGACCTGCGCGATCTTGTACGGGTCCACGCTGCCGCTCGCGATCATCTCTCCCGCGGTCTTCAGGAGCATCGGCGCGAACGTGATGATGAGACCGATCCAAGTCTTTCTTCCGTTCATCTGATACCTCTTTCTTCATCAAGGGCGATGATGCCCCTCACCAAGAGCATACGCGCTGCGGCCGACCTGTTGGGACTCTGCTGGTCGCTGGTCAGCATCGCCTTCGCCTCGTGGTCGATCCTCGCCTTCACCGAGCGCGGGATCACGA